AATCAATCGCTTCACCCATACGATAAGTCGCTCTCTCATCCGCTGCTTTGTTGAATGCTTCCACAAATGCCTTTGTTTCTTTTTCTTCGATCAGTTCATAAAACATATCCTCTGCCCAATCTTCGTACTGGTCATCACCAAGCATTTCCGTCAACGTGGTTATCAATTCTCTTTCATTGATCTGTACGGCATCTTTTACAGCTGTAAAAAATTCAAGATTATATCCCTCGTTATATGCAATACAGCTTGCGATTTCCCCTGCTTCAATGACTTCAGTCATTCCTTCTTTATATTTGACAATGATCAATTCACTCTCTGGTATCTGTGATAAATTTTTCATTTTTCCTCACCTCACGAATATTCTCTACGCCTCACCCGTTACAAAATAATACACAAGCTGGATAAACGGCGTAAAAACTAAGAAGATTGATAATGCAACAACAAATAAAGTGGCTGCTGCGGTTTGCAAACGCGACTCTGTTCCAACTCTAAACGAAGCGTATATAATCACAAAAGCCAGAAACATCAGGGTCAGTTTATCTAAAACATAAAATACAGCTTCAAAAAATGTCTGGATATTCATATCGATTCTGCCTACCCCTCTATTCTCACAAAATTGTTTCATAACATTCCTTATTTCCATTCCACTTAACTGCAATCAAACATTCGCATTTCGGGCATTTAATGTCAGCCATATCCACTGCCAGATTAGTCATAGCTTTGGAACTCCAACCGCATTCACATTGCTGCTGCAAAGGATGCATATTTTCTTCCTTCAGCACAGTGACCTTTCCACAGTCTGGACAATAATGTTTTTTCGTAGGTTCTTTGGATACCCAGCCTTTTTCTGATCCGCAGTGGTCGCACTTGATATAAAGCGGTCCAGAATATTTTTTGCCTGTTTCAACTGGTTCTTGCTCCCTTTTATATCTAGGTGTCGCTTTGTCTTTTTCCCATGTAGGTACCAGATCGGGTATGTCTTCTGTCCGTTCAGCTGCACCTTTCGCAACTCCGCCAGTCAGTTCAATCAGCTGCAACGAAAGATGGGTAAACAACTGGTCACTTTCCTTTTCCGGAAGCTTCCAAATCAACTTTTTATTTTCAGTTTCAATTTTCAGCATGGCAAATTACCTCCTAACTTTCCTTCTTCAGCACATCATCCGCCACTTCTCTGATTTTCTGGCAAATGATTTCAAACCATTCCCGATCACCGTTAAGGATTGTCCGTACCAAATCCCGCATCAGTCCTTTTTCCTCTACCCGCAGCCAGATAGCAATGAGATTGGGTTCATTGGGCATCTGGTTATCAAATATCCGGTAAAACATATATGCCAGCAGATGTTTCCGAATCTGCAAATTGATTTCATCAAATGTTTTCCAATGCCCACCAATGGCTTCTCGTCCCAACTCAAGAGCCTTTCCTCTGCGTCCAATGAGCGTC